CTACTTATAGGGATAACCCTCGCATGTCTGAAAGCGATATTGCGGAAGCTAGAAAATCTATGTCCGAAGCAGAGTTTAAGCAAGAGTACGAAGCTGACTTTAATACCTATGAAGGTCAGATATGGACATTCGACCACGAAGAGTGTATCCTAAATGGTAGTGAGTTAGACACCACAGACATGGACGTATTCGCGGGGTTGGACGTAGGTTACAGAGACCCTACTGCATTTTGTGTAATTGCCTACGATTGGGATGCAGAGCAGTACTACCTATTAGATGAGTACCTGGATGCGGAGCAGACAACAGAGAAACACGCCAAAGAGATCCAGGCTTTGATAACTAAATGGGATATAGACTACATTTACATCGACTCCGCAGCACAGCAGACTCGATTCGACTTTGCACAGAACTACGACATCTCCACTATGAACGCCAAGAAGTCCGTACTTGATGGTATTGCTCACGTTGCTGCAATAGTAGATAATAACAAATTACTTGTTGAGCAAGGCTGTAGTCATACGTTGTCTGCGTTGGATCAATACCAGTGGGATGCCAACCCTAACCTAGCAAGAGAGAAGCCTAAGCACAATTACGCATCGCACATGGCGGACGCGTTAAGGTACGCATTATACTCATTCGAGACTTCGGCAACAAGTTTTTAGGATACCTACTCAAAAATAGTGTTTGACATAGTACCTCAAACTAGATATAATTCTTTTACTGAAAATAGAAATCTCAAGAACCCGATGACTAGATTAAAACGAGACGTAGTAAAATATATACGGGATAAGGCAAAGAACAAATACGAAAAGGGTTCGGCTTGTGAGATTTGTGACGTGACAGAACCGCTAGACTTTCACCATTTCTACACCCTTGCACCACTAGTGCATAAGTGGTTGAAGGACAACAACCTTAATCCAGAATACATCCTGGCAATAAGAGATGACTTTATAGAGAAGTATAAAGCGGAACTGTACGATTATACTGCTACATTGTGTCACAAGCATCATGTACAGTTACACAAAGTATACGGTAGAGACCCCGGTTTAGGCACAGCAAAGAAACAAATGCGGTGGGTCGAGATTCAAAGAGAAAAGTATAATGGCATGGTATAACAATATTTTTGGTGGGGAAGTTGAGGAAAAACTAAACCCCGCCCAGGAATACATGGGAGTCTCGACAGAAACGTCGAGGGAACCCACTGTCAGTTACGAGCGGCAGTATGAAGAGCTTGAGATTGTAAACCGTGCAGTGAACATGATTGTAGATGACTCTGCAGAAATACCTAGTATTATATCAGGGAACACCCGTCTTAATGGTGTAATTAAAGGAATAAAGAGATCGAAGGTTGATCTACTTCTAAACCATGAGCCTAACCTCTTTCAAGATATTAACACCTTCAAGCGTAATCTAATAACAGACTTTATACTTGACGGTAACATATTTATCTATTACGATGGTGTTCATCTGTACCATCTGCCTTCCAGTAAAGTAACAATACATGCTAGTAAGGATACTTATGTTGAGAAGTACACCTTCTCTCAGACGATAGACTACTCCCCCAAAGAGATTATACACATAAAGGAAAACTCCTTTTACTCAATCTATAGGGGAGTTCCTAGGCTTAGTCCCGCACTGCGTACTATGCAGCTCATGGGGTCTATGCGCAAATTTCAGGATAACTTCTTTAAGAATGGAGCAGTCCCGGGTCTAGTACTTAAAAGCCCTAATACCTTATCCGAGAAGATCAAAGAACGTATGATTCAATCTTGGGGTGCACGATACAAGCCAGATGCAGGGGGTCGTAGACCCTTAATCCTGGATGGTGGCATAGAGGTTGATGCTTTATCTAATGTAAATTTTAAAGATTTGGATTTTCAAAGTTCCATAGCTGAAAATGAAAAGATAATTTTAAAGGCGCTTGGAGTCCCTCCAATACTTTTGGACTCTGGCAACAATGCCAACATTCGCCCAAATTTACGATTATATTATTTGGAGACCATACTTCCTATCGTTAGAAAAATTAACTTTGGTATGGAAAGATTTTTTGGTTTTACAATTAAAGAAGATATCACTGATATTCCTGCTCTACAGCCTGAACTCAGGGATCAATCCTCTTACTATACTTCACTAGTAAATGGGGGTATCATATCCCCTAATGAAGCCAGAACCGCCTTAGGCTATGAAGTTGTAGCTGGAGGAGAGGAAGTACGCATACCTGCAAACATTGCGGGAAGCGCAGCAAATCCAGACGAAGGCGGCAGGCCCGTCGAAGAAGAGGAAGAGGAAGAATAATGGCAGGATCATCGAAACAGAAAAAAGCCATGGCAGCTACTATGGCAATGTACTTTGCTGAAAAAGGATATATTGGTGCTTCTAGAGACTTCAATCAGGACTCTAATAGGCCGCCAGAATACTTCTTAAAGCATATTAAGAGAATATTTGGATCATGGTCTATGATGGTTAAATGTACTACTCAGTGGCATCGTGCAGATGTTATGAGTGGCATCTCAACCGAGAAGCCCGTAGAAGAAGAAGTAAAGCCTACTATTGCAGTTAAAATGAAGAAGGCAAAGCCCGCTAGTAAAGCGGAAAGCGAGGTGGTAGATGGAAAAGATATTTAATCTCACCTCTACTTTTAAGTCTCATACCGAGGATGATGGTAGTATTATGATTCGCGGCATGGCAAGTACTGCTGATTTTGATCGCGCGGGCGATTCTATTTCTGCAGACGCATGGACTAAAGGTGGATTGAATAATTTCGAGAAGAATCCTATTATTCTTTTCAATCACGATTATAACCGACCTATTGGAAGAGCTACTGGTTTAAAGAGCACTGAAAATGGATTGGAGCTTACTGCGAAAATCAGTAAGGCTGCTAAAGATGTAGCAGAGTTAGTTAAAGACGGTGTTCTTGGAGCCTTTTCTGTTGGTTTTCGAGTCAAGGACGCTGATTATTTAGAGGAAACCGACGGATTAAGAATAAAGGACGCTGAGTTGTTTGAAGTATCGGTAGTATCGGTACCGTGTAATCAATCAGCTACTTTTTCACTAGCGAAATCTTTTGACTCTATGTCAGAGTACGAGGATTTCAAAAAAACTTTCACTATTAGTGACGGGACGCAAGTCCAAAAGGAGATACAAATGTCTGAAGAGACAACTCAACCCGTTGACTTGGAAGCTTTTGCTAAAAAAGTAGCTGAGGAAACTGCTGCTAAAATCGCAATGAAGCAAGCCGAGCAAAAAGCCACAGAAGTGGCTGCACAAAAAGATCTTGAAGACCAAGCAACTGCAAATGCAGAAGCCAAGTCACAGCAAGAGCAAGAAGTTAAGTCAGCAGTAATCTCTGCTATGGAGTCAGGTACAGAGCGTTTGCTCAAAGACCTCGATTCTAAAGTAGCAGAAAAAGATGCTCAAATTGATCAAATTATGCGTGAGCATGAAGCTGATCTTAAAGAGCGTTCTGACGAGATTTCCAAGATGCGTGATTCCAAGCGTGTGTTCTCAGACCGAGGACATTCCGAGTGGACTGATGCACAAAAACAAGAACTGGTACATGCTAGTATTCTTGGTAAAATTACTCGAAAAGGCTGGGATACTGACTACGCAAAATCAGTACTCGAGAAGGCCGGAGTCGATTATGGATCAGCTACTACGTCAGCTAACATTGATGTAATTGTTGCAAATACTTTCGAAGAGGAAGTTAGGCAAGAGCAGCGTGTTGCTGGTATTTTCCGTGAGCTTGCTGTAAATTCTGGCTCAACTGTAATGCCAATAGCTCCAGATACCGAGAATGCAAACTGGAATGCTACAGGCCTTGAAACTGCTAATAACCTGTTGGAAGAAGCAGGAGCTTCGGACAACAACTATTCAGTTGGTAACGTGATCTTACGAGCTCATCGATTGATTTCCGGTACTTATATCGCGAATGATGTTGAAGAGCAAGTAGTAATTACTATGCTTCCAATCATTACTTCTGCCCTGGCACGTGCTCATGCACGAGCTATTGATCAGGCCTTCATGGTCGGTCAAACTGCCTTTAAAGGTCTTGTAGGTGGAACAGGTACTGATGGTGCTAATAGTCCTTATGCCGCAGACTCTGCCTCTGTAGCGGACTTGAACAATAATGGTTCAGTTCCTCTCACAGCAGCTATGCTCATGAGCCTTAGGTCCGAAATGGGCAAGTATGGTATCAGAAGCCCAAGCGATATAGTCTACATTGTCAACAATGAAGAGTACTTCAGCTTGATCAGCGACGGAGACTTCTCAGATGTCTCAGAAGTTGGTTCCGATACAGCGATGAAGCTTATTGGTCAGGTTGGATCTGTTTACGGATCTCCTGTAATTGCCACTGATGCTATCTCGCGTGCTGCTGGATCGACCGCTGCTGTAGCAGTTGCTCACCGTAACTATGTTATCCCCCGTTTGAAGGGTGTTAGCATCGAGACTGACTACGAAGTAGCTGGTCAGCGTACGGCTATTGTTGCTGCACAGTCACTCGGCTTTAATCAGCTGGTTACTGGTACTTCTGCAGTTCGAGCAGAGTACACATAATAGTACTGATTACTTTTGTAATCATGGAAATTGGGGGAGTTCTCTCCCCCAGTTTTTATTAATGGACTTATGGCTGATTTAATAACATTACAAGATTATAAAGAGGCGCAGGGCTTATCTACTCCAAAAGAGGATTTAAAGATAAGCACTACGATTCCGTCTGTAAGTCAATTAATAAAAACTTATTGTGGAAATAGCTTTGTAGACTTTTATAGTTCTGCAAAGACTGAATTACTGAATATAGATTGGGGAACTCATATAGTTCAACTTACTGAAAGCCCCGTGAATACAATAACTAGTGTACAAGAGAGAAGCACCTATAGTGGAGCTTACATTACACTTACTACTGCAGCTCACCAGTACTACTTAGATAATAACACTGATAGTATTCTTCGAACTACTTCTGGAGGTTATCAGAACTGGGCAACCGGCGTTGGCGCAGTTAAAATTATTTACACTGCGGGATACACTGTAGTGCCTGCGGACTTAAAACTGGCAGTAATTGATTTGATTACTTACTATGTTAAGGACGAACATAAAGAGAGACGGAGTATCGCAGGAGCAAGTATACAGAATGCTAGCAGCTCAAGTCAGTCTAATAACGTGGCGTTTCCCGACCACATTAAAAGAGTACTAGACTTGTATAAGAACTTCTGATGGCTACTATGTATACAGAAACTTTAGATGCTCTAATAAAGCATATGAAAGCAGGGAGCTTTGTCCGTGCAAAGTTTGTCCGCAGAGCCATTGATAACAGCAAGGAAGTAAGAAACGTACTGCTACTTGACGAGAATACAGGTAGAAGATTTGCTGCATTTAAAGCAAAGGTACTAGCTACTGGTAAAGATGAGGCAAGGATTGAGTTCAATGGTGATAGTTACAAGAGGGACACAGCAGAGAAAATAATAAATACAGTTGAGGGTGAGGGGAAGGCAGAAGACCGGCTAACTTATCGACAGTTGAGTGAGAAAGGCAATGCTCTAATGGGCAAACTATTTAAAGACCTGGAAAACGCGAGTGAGATGGGACATAAAGAATTCAGTGTAATGGTAGCTCAGATGGCTTTGCTTTTAAAGGAGATGGATAAACAAGACCCTCGTCGTCCTCAATTAAGAGCCTTATTCGTAGTTGCACAGGAACTGGATAAGGTAACAGATGATATAGAGTACACAGGAAAGGGTAAAGCAAATCTTGATAAACTGATAAATAATACTAGTACTCTACTGAACTCTGATTATGATATTACAGCAGATGCAAAAGTAGTAGTAGATGTGTTCACTGGGATACAAGGAGACGCGACTTTTGAGTTTGAGAATAAAGAGTTAAACCAGATGAAAGGGCGGATGGCTGCTCGACTCGGAACCATACTTAAAGACGTTATAAAAGGTAATACTAAGAAGTTTGAGAAAAACTTTGCAGGGTTAGATATTTCAAACCTGAAAGGATCCCCTAGTATAAAAGATAGGATAGCACAGCAGGTAGTTCATGTATTAGACCCAGCTATTAAAGGTAGGCCTAAAAAAGCTACCGTAACGCCTAAGACTGGTAGCGGTGCCCTCAAGAAGAAGAGGGGGAAGAAGCAGAAAAAAGCAAAAACAGCAAGTTTGGTGGCGCCCACACTATTAGCTAAGGCTAAAAAGAGGAATGTAAAATCTAGCAAGGTTTCTATATCCCAACTTCTTCCTATATTAAATGCCGCCCTCCCCGCAAAAGTTGCAGGGAATATGAACAGACCCTACTTAGAGAGTAGGACAGGTAGGTTCGCTAGTAGTGTTAGAGCTGTTGACAGCACAAAAACAGCAAAAGGACATGTAAGTGTAGGGTACACGTATCAAAGAGACCCTTATGGGGTATACGAGACCACTAGCGGTACTAGGTTTGCGGATGGCGATAGAGACCCAAGAAAGATAATAGACCAGTCAATAAGGGAACTAGCTGCCCAATACGGTTTAGGCAGACTATATACTAGGAGAGTTTAATGACCGCAAGAGTTTATGCTTCACGAAGAAAGCGCATAATTGATGCTCTTGTAGCCAAGTTAAAAACTATAAATGGCCAAGGCGCTTTCCTTACTGATGTAGGAGAGAACGTACATCCCAGATTAAAGTTCTGGGATGAGATAGAAGAGTTTCCCGCTCTTCATTTAAATGCTGGAAGTGAGACTAGGCTTTACCAGACAGCCGGTGTCCGGGACAGATTTTTAGCAGTAACAGTTCGCTGCTATGTTCAGGACGAGGAGGCTCAAGAATCCTTAAATGAATTAATGGAAGATGTCGAAACCGTCATCGAAGATAATTCAAGATTGGCGTATACGGACAAATATAATAATGTCTTTTTTACGCAACAGATCACAGTCATCAGTATAGATACTGATGAGGGTGTGCTAGAACCTTTAGGAGTAGGCGAAATACTTATAGAAGTTCGTTATTAAGAAAATACTGGCAAGAACAAACGTTCACGACCCGTCTTTTCAAGTTCATAGGGAGATAAACTATGGCTGAATATTTACATTTTAGTAGAGACTCGCGACTCTACATGGAAAAAGATGGTTATCTCTGGTCTGTTCCGGTGCTTGATGGATTTAGTTTCTCTCAGGCTACGAATGCCTCTGAGATAACCCTTAACGAAATGGAGGACTCAACAGGTCGCTCGCGTAGAGGCCGTAAAATGTTTACTGACTCTCTGTCTGCTGCTGAGTGGTCTTTCAGTACTTACATTAGACCCTTTAAGTCTGCTGGTGTATCCGGTAGCTTAGACGGAGGTGGAGTTGGTGCAAATGCCGCTGGAGGCTCAGTAAAGAAGGGTATTGCGGATAGTGTTGCAAATAGCATTCATGCTGTTGAAGAAGCCCTCTGGGTTGCAATGGCTGGTAAAAATAC